AGCCCGAAGAGAAGCCCGCCGAAAACAAGCAGACGGACGATAACGGCATGGCAGAGAAGACATCGGTAATAAACAAACAAACCGCATAAAAATGCGGTTTGAAAGAAATATGGTCGAGGTGACAAGAATTATAAAAGCTGTTTTCTGTATATTCGCAGGAAGTATTTAAATTGCTATTAAAGCCTTATGCAGTGCAGATTCACGGACTTTTAATTGCTGAAACATTTCGGGTCGTTTTTTCTTAAATGACAAAAAATCGTGTACAAATCGTGTACAGATATTACTTGATATTATTAAGAATGCTCACCGCCCGTTCCTCTTCTCGTGGGTACAGGTGGGCGTATGTTTGCCATGTTTGTTGAACGTCCGCATGACCGAGTCGCCGTGCAATTTCCTGTATGTTGATGCCTTCATTAATCAACAGGGTAGCGTGGGTGTGGCGGAAGTCGTGTATTCTTATATGCGGAAGCTCAGCAAGTGCAGCGTATCTTATATTGTGTGTGTCAAGCGAAGCGTCGGGCAGGTAACTGATACCGCCGCAAACCCTATAATCTTCAGTAAAGTTTTTATCTGCTTGCTGACGTTTCTTGTGCTCGTCGAGTATTTTCAACAGTGGCAGAGGTATTTGTAGTGAACGATACGACGATTTGTTCTTAGGCGGGGTTTCTGTTATCTTGCCTTTTATTTTCTGTGATATGGAGCGGCGGATATTAAGTGTATTACCCGTTATATCGGACCATTTCAGCGCATTGATTTCACCTTTGCGTGCACCGGTGTAGAAAGCAATGGAGAAAAACACATAGTACCCCCATTCGGTAATTGTGTCTTTTTCTTCACACATTTTCTTGACAACGCTTATATATTTCAGATACTGATCGGCTGTGTAGTAATGTAGCTTGTCCTCCGGTGTCTCAAAATACACCTCCTTAAAATTGCCCACAGCTAAAAGCGGATTTTTAGGCAGGTAGTCCATTTTTACAGCATAATTCAGTAGAGCTCTGAGTTCGCCGTAATAATTCTGTAATGTTTTGAGCTTATATCCTTTTTCGGATAGTATGTTCTTCCACTTCTGAAGCTGAGCTGTGTTGAGTTTGTTTAATTTAATATCAAACAGATACGGCTTTACAGAGGCGTTTATATTATCGTTGATCTTTGCAAGCGATGTTTCTCTCACTTCGCCCTTTTTCGTGATGTAATATTCGGCGTACAGCTCTTCCAAAGTCATAGAAGATACAGGTGCTTCCTTCGATTTTGAATAGGCACTCATCAGTTCGGCTTCAAGCTGTTTTGCTTCTGCCGCTCCGTAAGTGATACGGGTAAGCTGACGTGCTACACCGGTCCTGTCAATATAGTTTATGCGAACTCTGTATTGTTGCAAACCGTCTTTTTTTACGCTTGTTTTGTATATCGGCATTTTAACACCTCCTAATTTATTTCAATCCACGTCTTTGTGCGGAGGGTAATCATCGCTAAGGTAGCGTTTCACGACCTTAGCGCTTCTTTACTGTTTAGCTTTTCTTTGGTATTTGTCCCTCAGCGTGATTACTCTCTCTTCGTCGCTTCCTGTTGCACTGATATAAGCGTTAAGCACTTGGACGGCATCTTTGTATCGTTCTACTTTTGCGAGCATTTCAGGCACACGCTGTATATAGCGTTCGCTGTTTGGGACCAATAAACACGCTTGAAAACCTGCTTCGGCCGATTCACTGTATTTCCCTTCATTGTTAAATTCAATAGCGTCTGCAAACAGTGTGTCAGGAATGGATAGCGGTTTTTGAAGTTCCAAAAACTCAGGCTGATAAAAAACAGCACTTGAACATCCGTACACACAAAAAGGCGGAAAATTTACAGTCATTTTTGCTTCCTTTATTCTGTACGTTTTTCCTCTTTGTTCACGGCATTTGTGACACGGGGCACTATGTGTGATGATTGTGTACGGCTCATCGGGAGTATGTAAATGCTTTAAGGAATTATATTCTCTCAGACACGTGATGATTCTTGACGGTGCTAAGCTAAGTGGCAAAGCAAACCAGTCAGTTAGATCATATTTCAATTTAAGATAACGTTTAATTTTTCTGTAATCTGGATAAATGATATACAACCTGCACAGATCATCAAAAATTTTATCACTAATTGAAGTCTGAAAAAGCCTTTCTAACAGTCCTTTGTTTTTAACAAAGAAGTTGTAATAGGCTTCTTCAGTGGTACTTTCAAAAATAGGTTTGTTCTTTGTCAAGTCGGAAAGCAATTTGTCCGTTTCGATTACAAAAATTTTGTCCTTTTCCGATTTACTTAAATATGTATTATTGTAGTCGCTGTCAGCATTAAATTCTTTAATCACCATAATAGTGTCTTCAGATAACCGTTCTTTATAAGGACCTATGCTTTCAAAGAACTTGCTTACTTTGTTTTGCTTACCTTTTTCTGTTTTTAATTTAGACGCTTCGTACAAAGTCTTATTCCAATATCGCTTGAAGAAAGCTTGACAATACTTTTGATAATTTGCAGTAATCTCTTGTAGTTCTTCACTTGGTGTAGGATGATAAAAACCGTCGTATTCAATAGTACACAATTCTTCTAAAGCGGATTGCAACCGGTCTAAATTATCAAAAAATTTGTCGATGTTTGTGCTTTCCCGTACCCAGTGCTTATAATCGGCTATACCGCAATATATCAAATATACTCGTGTAGCCGTATCTAAGTCTTCATACATAATCTCACCTCGTCATTTCCACGCTTTTTACTTTTCTACATTTGTTCAACTTCTTCTAAAGAATTAAAACTAAAAAAGTCGCCTCTGGCTATATGCTCCATTTCATGAGCTATAGCCTTTTTTTGTTCCTCATACGATATATTTGAGTTTATGTAAATATTGTAAAAACCGTCGTAATCCATAGCTGTAACGCCTTTTACTGTAGTAGGTAAAGAAATGTATCTGATACAATAATCCAATATCATTCACTGTCCTTTTGCAAACGCTTTAAAATTTCAACAGTAGCTTCTATATCTTCTTTAGTAACATTCTTTGACACGCTGAAAAGTATTTTCATTTCAGGTCGAGTTCGCAGTTCGTCAATTATGTCTCTTGTTTCATCGTCAAGGTAAATAGGCTCATTGTGAGCTTCAACCCTTATGTTTTCTTCGCCATTTAATAAATAATCAATAGGAACCCCAAAATACTCGGCAATTTTTGAAACTGCTTCTGATGAGAGAGCCTTACTTCTGCCGTATTTCAAATCGGTGATGGATCCTCTACTTACTTTGGCTTCTCTGCACATCGCTGTAACTGAAATTTTATGTTTCAAACATAAATTTTCAATTCTTATGTACAATTCTGACATAGTTACACCTCATTTTTTGTGCAACCGTACAGTCTTACGAAATTCCGTAAATTAATTCAAAATAGCCATTGACATTTACGGAGAAACGTAATATAATACAAACATGGACAGTACGGAAGAACGTAATATAATCATTTCACATCTACAGTGTATTACATTTTTCCGTAAAAGTCAACACTATAATGATATATAGTATATTTTAGTATGTAAAAGAGGTGATAATTATTAGCGAACGTAAAAGACCATTAACTGAGTACGGAGTAGAGGTCAAAGTCAAACTTATGAAGCTAAACAAAACGCAAAAATGGCTTATAGAAGAAGTTAAAAAACTTCTGCCGGAAACCTATCTTGATTCATCTAATTTATACAAGATAATGACAGGTGAAATTAAGTCAATCAAAATCGAAACTGCTATAAATCAGGTTTTGAATACTAACTGTACTCCATAAAAACGCATGCAACAAACAGAGGAGGTGAGGAAGGTGGGATCAAAAAAGCGTGAACAGCTGCTTATAGTCACGAAAAGCACAAAGGGTGCAGGAACAGAAAATAACCCGTATATAGAGGTTATGCAGTTTTGGACACTTGACGGTGAACTGCTGTATGAGACGGAGGAATAAGCCTTATGTGGCTTAGTGAACCATAAATAAAATAAAGGAGGAATTAAACATGACAAAGCACAGAGTAAGAGTACCGCAGGTAGCGGATATATCGGCGGCGATACGTCTTTATTACGAGCACACCGAGATAGGCAATAAGGACATCAGGGCTATTTTCGGCGATATGGGAAACGGCAGGATCGGCAGGCTTAAGCAGCTTGCGCTTGAAGCAATGCACGAACGAGGCACAGTGCACTATAACGCACAGTACGTCAACACAGAGGTTGCTTATGACGTTTGGGGAATAGACATCAAGCGTCTTGAGCGTGGTATTGAACGGCTGAATAAGCTGAATATCGAGGTGACGATATGAAAATAGCTAAGATAATCGCCTACGTTGTTGCGCAGTTGTTGCGAATATGGGTGACAGCGTTCGCAGGCATAGCGGTATATGCTCCGCTGTCGGCTCTCGCATACGCAGAGCGTGGCTATAATGCCATTGGCGGCGAGATGTTACCCGTTGCAATAGTCGCTGTTGCGGTCTGGTACGGGCTGGGGTGGCTAATGAAGGCATGGTATAGGGATATGATCGGGGGTGGACGCAATGACAGATCTTGAGCAAATCGCAAAAGAAGCCACCGATCACGGCATGACGTATGGCGAGTATGTCGCCTGGAAGGCGAGAGCCACAATTGAGCAACAGCAAAACTACCGCAGAGCACGGCAGGTGGCGGAGCTGAACAGAAAGAGAGGACAAAGAAAATGAGTGAAATAGGAGTTGTTAAAGGGTTCAAGGTGCTCAATCCTGATTGGACGTGTAAAAACAAGCAGTACGGTTGTCCCGGAAGGTTTGAAGAAGATGTTACACCGTCTGTTTGTAATGAAGGGATGCACTTCTGTAAAAAGGCGGCTGATTGCTTCAATTATTACCGCTTCGATCCTGAAAATAAGGTTGCGGAAGTGGTTGCTTATGGCACGGTTGCGGAAGATGGGGATAAATGTTGCACTGACAAGCTGGAAATCGTGCGTGAAATCCCGTGGGCTGAAGTGCTTGAAATCGTGAACATGGGAAAGGGCTGCACCGGACTTTGTAACAGCGGCGATTGGAACAGCGGCAATCGTAACAGCGGCGATTGGAACAAGTGTGGCTTTTCCAATGGATGCTTCAACACCACAAGCCCGAAAATTTACCTGTTCAATAAGCCTTCTGAATGGACTTATGAAGATTGGCTGAACAATGAAGCCCGCTATTTGCTGAATCAGATTCCGGGGGATGTGCTTGGATACATTTGGCTTTCTGATATGACGGATAAAGAAAAGGCGGCACACCCAGAAGCGGAAACAACAGGCGGCTATCTGAAAATCTTGGATAATTCCGAATGTGCGGTCATTTGGTGGCGTGGACTTTCTGACGGTCAAAAGGCAATTATCACAGCAATTCCGAATTTCGACAAGGCTATTTTCAAAGAGATCACCGGGATTGATGTAGATACGGATTAAGAGAGAGGGAAGAAATGAAGTTTAAAGTTAGCACAACGGTTGCTACTTACGAAGAAGTAATGGCAATTGTTCAAGCACTTGCCGGCATTGTGAACAATATCAATGTAACAGACTGCGAAGGCGAGGAGGACGAAGACGATGTATAAATGTGAGCGTTGCGACTGGACAGGCTCGTCCTCGGAACTCGGACATTACACCGAGTATCGTGGCGAGTGTCACGGCGCACCTGCGTGGGAAACATTACCGTGTTGTCCGGAGTGCGGATATGATGTTGAGAACATCGAAGAAGAGTAAAAAAAAGAGCTCCCCGAAGGGAGCAAAGCAAATTTTACACAAGACCAGTATAACACTGGCAGGAGAAAAAGTCAATATGAGTATCAAAGAAAAACTTACAGCTGAGCTGACAGACGCAAAGCTCGGCAAATACGAAAACGTTGTTAAGCCCTATGTGCTTGACGAGATCTGCATTTTTGCAAAGCAGAACAGCGAATTTGCACAGGCTATAGAGCAGTCGGACAAGTCTTTTGCCGACTGCCTAAAGGCAAGCGTTGCAGGAGCTAAGGAACACATATCCGATCTCGATTGTTACAAGCGTGCTGTAGCGTTTTACTTTCCCGGTGCGGATATAAAATGCACTATGACGCTTGATCTCGGTGACGGCGGATTCAGCAGCAAAACGTCCACAGAAGCAGACAGCGGCAAGCTACAGCTTGACCTTGACAGCCTGCTTGACTTCTGAGGTGCGGCAGTATGACAAGAAAAGAAGCCGAAAGCTATACAGACAATTTTCCGCCGCTTACAGCGGAGCTTGAACGTGAAATTAGAAAGACGTTGCCGATGAAGTATCTTATTATAGATAATGACGGCACAGCATATTGCACGGCATGCGAAGAAAAGCTGTATCCCGGTGAGTATGACAGCTCGATCAAACACAGACAGACTACCGTATGCTCGCACTGCGGCGAAACTGTCACTGCGATATACAATTATCACAATTTTCACGGTTCGGTAGTGGAATGTAAATCAAATGTCGGAGTGTTTTTATCAGACGGCAAAACCGATAATCTGTACATACGGTTTTATACGGTTACGCTGTTTTTTTACGCTCACGAGATTATGCCACATATCGCAATCAATGAGGTTCAGCGATATTTGTTCACAGCAAATCAGGCGTTCCGTTATGGTCCTAAATACGCATGGAAGAGTAAAAACGGTTACTACGCAAAGGTAGTGACAGGCTGGGGGCTACGAGCGGAATTTAGCGAGCCTGTATTTCCCAATTATAGCAGTTACAGCTTCGTTAATTTTCCTGCATTAAAAGGAACAGCTTGTGCTCATTCGGCAATAAGCGAGAACTTCGGAAGCATATCATATCTGAGGTTCTGGCAGTCGCACAAAAATGTTGAGGCGCTCGTTAAGTGTGGCTTATATGGCAGTGTTAAGTGCAACGAAGACATGATCGACTGGGCTGAAACCGAACCGCACAAAATGCTCGGCGTAACAAAAGATGTTATGCGGGCGATTCGCAAAGGGCAAATCGGGTACAGAGACTATCTTAGAATAAAAGAAGAATTTTCTAAGATTACCAGCCTTGACCGTCTTATAGAAATAAATAAACATATAGGATATTCATTTGGCACACTCGACAGCCTCAAGAGAAAACTCAAGACCGACAAATACGAAATTGCGAAGTACATTTTAAAGCAGAATGTAAATATCGACGATTATTCGGATTATGTCCGTATAATGCAGAGCTTCGAAGCCGATTTCAGCGACAGACAGATATGCTTTCCGAAAAATCTGAAAGCGGCTCACGACCGTGCAGAAGCTATGCGACAGGCACGGGAGCTTGAAGAAAAAGCAAAGAAAAACGCTAAACTGGCCAAGCAGCTGAACGCTCTGAAGTTGAAGCGGAAAATGCTTGAGTTTGCAACCGATGAATACTTTATCCGTCAGCCTGACAGCACGGACGAAATAGTCGTCGAAGGTCAGAAGCTAAGCCATTGTGTCGGCGGCTACGCCGAAAGACACGCAACCGGCAAGCTGACAATTATGTTTCTCCGCCGAAAATCTGCACCGGACGAGCCGTATTACACGATAGAGGTATCAAACGACTATAAAATAGTCCAGTGCAGAGGTTATAAAAACAACTGGGTTACAAACGGCGGGCAGGAAAAGCCACAGGAAATAATCAATGTAGAGAAGAAATATCAGCAGTACCTTGACGGTATTGCGGCGAAAAAATCAAAAACAAAATCAAGGAGGAAAACAGCATGATAATTCCCGGACTTCGCACACCGCCTGCGGATACAGAAAAGGCGGTAACAGACGATTACGTCAAGGCAGCAAACCTTAATTACCGCATCAAAGCGGCGGCACAGGTGGCACAGCAGAGCCTGTATGAGATGTGCAAGGGCTTTAAAGAAATGAGGGACAGCAAGCTCTATAAGGAACTGGGGTATAACACATTCGAGGATTACTGCGAAAAGGAAACAGGACTAAAAAAAGTTCAGGTGTACAGTTACATTAAAGTTATCGAAAAGTTACCCGAAAGTTTTGTTCAGTCGACTGTACAAATTGGTGTTCAGAAACTCTATCTTTTATCTTCCCTTTCTGAAGAAGAACGCACGGAGATAACCGAAAAGAACGACCTTGAGAACACCTCCGTCCGTGAGCTTGAACAGCAGATACGGCAGATAAAAGCGGAAAAGGACAAGGCGGTAGCCGATAAGTCCGCCGCCGAAGCCGAAGCATCCGCCGCCGCTCAGCAGGCGAAATCACTTGAAAAAGCCAAGAACGCACTGTCACAGCAGATAGCGGCACTCGAAGCCGAGATAAAGGAGCTTGAAAACCGCCCTGTTGAAGTTGCGGTCGAGCCGGCTAAGGACGGTGTTATGGACAAGACAGCGTTTGATAATATCTGCAAAACTTACGAGCAGCAGCTTGACAAGGTGCAGGAGGACGCATTACAGGACACTATCCGCTTAAACCGTGAGCATACGGAGCAGATGAATAACCTGAAGGCCGAAAGCGAAAAGAAACTTGAAGATCTCCGCAGTCAACTTGAAGCCGCTAAGCGTGAGCAGTCGAAACTTACGGTGAGCGTACCCGACAGCAAGGAAACGTTTAAAGCGTATCTTGCAACAGCTATTGATGCGGCAAAACGGCTCTGCGAGTTCATCGGCAATAATTCCGAAGACAGTAATCACGATCTGTTCGTGATAAAGGCAAAGCAGTTTTTTAATAAAATGACGGAGGAAATCGTATGAGCAGTACATTATATGATATAACCGGCAGGTTTGCCGAACTTTTCGATGCGTTTGACGCTATAAATGACTACGAACCGGACACCAATGCTGACGGCGAGTATATAGACGATGACGGCGAGGTCATCGCTGACCTTGAAGCATACAAAGCCGATATGCTGACAATGTGGTTTGACACTCTCGAAGGCATTGAGGGCGAGTTCAATGAAAAAGCCGAGAATGTTGCCTGCTTCATTAAAAACCTTGAACGTGAAGCGGACAGCCACGAGCTTGAAGCTAAGGAACAGACGGCAAGAGCAAAAACCAAGCGTAAAAAGGCAGAGTTCCTGAAAAAGCGCCTGCTACAGGATATGCAGGCGATGAAACTGAAAAAGGTCGATATGCCGAGAGCAAAAATAACGTTCTCCGAGGGACGTGACAGTGTGATTATTGACGATGAGCGGAAGTTTATCGATTATGCCGAAGCGTATAACGATTCACTTATAAAGTACAGTGATCCGACAATACGTAAGTCAGAGGTCAAGAAGCTGCTCGACAGCGGAGAAGAGCTCCCTGCCGTACATCTTGAGAAAAAGCCGTATATAACGATAAAGTGAGGTAGCTATGAGCAATATATTTACACCCGTAACAAGAAAGAAATCAAAGGCGAGAATTGCGGTCATGGGACCGTCGGGAAGCGGTAAAACGCTTTCGTCGCTCTATCTCGCAAAGGGCATAACAGGCAACTGGGGCAAGGTTGCCCTTATAGATACAGAACACGAGCGTGGCAGATTCTATGCCGATCGTCACGATCTCGGCACGGGAGAATTTCTCTATGCCCCGCTTACACCGCCGTATTCGCCAGAAAAGTACATAGAGTACGTCAGACAGGCGGCTGAGGCGGTCGGGGAGGACGGCGTAATAATAGTGGACAGCTTTTCACACGCATGGGATAACGAGGGCGGAGTGCTTGACATCAAATCACAGATAGCACAGCGTCAGGGAAAGAACGATTATACCGCATGGGACGAGGCAGGAAAGATACAGAACAATCTTGTCAATACCATACTGTCGGTCAACTGCCACACAATCATTACACTGCGTACCAAGATGGGCTATGCTATGGAAATCAACGACAGGGGCAAGACCGTTCCCGTCAAGATAGGACTTGCGCCGGTGCAGCGTGATAACACCGAGTATGAATTTGACATAGCATTTCAGATAAACCGTGAGCATATCGCAAGTCTTTCAAAAGACACAACATTCCTCGATAAGTGGTCGGGTGTTATCACCGAAGATTTAGGTGCTCAGCTCGGCGCATGGCTCAGCGAGGGTGCAGAGCCCGACAGATGTGAAGAATGCGGTGCTGTCATTATGCCGACACCTAAGCATACGGTAGCGGAAATGGTTGAAAGCTCGGTTGCAAAATTCGGCAGAAAGCTGTGCATAGCGTGTGCAAAGAAGGAGGTCGAAAAGCAGAATGCCGCTAAGACCGTATCAGAGTGAGCTTGTCGAGCAGACAAGGCAGGCGTGGCGTGAGGGTTATCACGCTCCCTGCATTGTTCTCGGGTGCGGCGGCGGTAAGTCGGTGATAGTAGCAGAGATAGCACGGCGGACTACATTCAACGGGAAAAAGGTATTGTTTCTTGTACACAGGCAGGAGCTTGTTCAGCAGATAATAAGGACGTTCATACGCTGGGGCGTTGATATGAACTACTGTGACGTGATGATGGTGCAGACGGCAGCACGGCGGATAAAAAAACTGTCAAAGCCTGCGCTTATCATTACAGACGAAAATCACCACAGCCTTGCGCTGTCGTACAAGAAAATCTATGACGCTTTCCCCGATGTGCTTCGTGTGGGGGTAACGGCAACGCCTGTCCGCCTGAACGGTGACGGTTTGGGTGATGTCAACGACAAGCTGATAATCGGGCCGTCTACCAAATGGCTTATTGATCACAACTGTCTTGCGCCGTATGACTATTATGCACCGTCCGTAGCCGACTTATCGGGGCTTCATATCAAAATGGGCGAGTTTGTTACGGCGGACGTTGAAAAGGCAATGATCAAAAAGGCTGTATTCGGTGATGTTATCGGATACTACAGACAGCTTGCAGACGGTAAGAAAGCCGTCTGCTACTGCTCAAGCGTTAAGCACTCGCTCGCTACCGCCGAAGCGTTCCGAGAAGCAGGCATAAACGCCGTACACATTGACGGTACAACTCCCGATGCAGAGCGTAATCGCATTATTTCGGATTTCAGAGCAGGACGGATAACGATACTTTGCAATGTCGATTTAATATCGGAGGGCTTTGACGTTCCCGACTGCGAATGTGCGATATTGCTCCGTCCCACTCAATCTCTTACGCTGTACATTCAGCAGTCAATGAGATGTATGCGCTATCGACCGGGCAAGCGTGCGATAATTCTTGATCATGTCGGCAATTACGCACGCTTCGGAATGCCCGATGATGACCGTCTGTGGTCGCTCGAAAAGCGCAAGCGCAACATAAAGAAAGAAGCTGCGGAGAATGCCGAAAAGGTGAAACAGTGTCCCGAATGTTACTATACATTCGGAGCGCCGCCGCCCGGTCAGCCCTGTATCTGCCCTCACTGCGGATATGTTTTCCCGGTAAAGAGCCGGGATATAGAAACAAGCGAAAGCACCGAGCTTATTCATATCGAGGGCTTCAGGCTGGATTTCAGCAGTCCCGATGATTGTTCGTCCTATTCCGATCTGCTTGCATACGCAAAGAAGAAAGGGTATCAGAGGGGCTGGGCGTTTTACGAAGCAAGAAAGAGAGGTTTTATCTATTGACAGAAGAACACAGTATCCAGAATGCTGTCAGACGTGCGCTGTCCGAGAACGGCTGTGTGATATTCCGCATTAACGTCGGCAAGGGCAGAACATTTGACGGCAGATATTTCGGCACGGGCGTACCGGTCGGATTTTCAGACCTGTTCGGCGTAAGGCAGTCGGACGGAAAGGCAATATTCATAGAGGTAAAGACAAAAACGGGACGTATTCGCCCCGAACAGAAGAATTTTATTGAAAAAATGCGTCGTTCGGGTGCTGTTGCAGGTATATGCAGAAGCACAGAAGACGCAATAAGACTTATAACGGAGGATAAATAATATGGCATTTTCACAGAACAATTCAGCGGCTACGAGTGCGCTCAAGCCCGAAGGCAGATATGAAACGATAATCACAAGCGTAGACGAGAAAACATATAAGAGCGGCAGTACATCGCTGAGCTTCAGACTGACGATAAGGAATGATATTCCGGAGCAGAAATACGGCAACGCCTGCCTGTTTTATCAAATATGGAAGGCTAAAGAACCTACAAAGGAAGACCTTGCGGTAAACGGTTATACGTTCGGCAGACTTATGGCAGTAGGCAAGGCCGCAAAGCTCACTGACGGCAAGGAATACAAGGATCTTGCGGAATACTGCGACGATCTTGTCGGCAAGTGTGTGATAGCTGTAGTAAAGCACGAAACGGACGATAAGGGCACCACAAGAGAAAAGGTAAGCTATCTTGAACCGACACAGCACCCCGACTGCAAGCATAAGTTCAAGACCGCCGTGACCGCCGATACCGTATCAGCGCCGAAAAACGAGAGCTTTGCGGCAACCACAACAACGGAAGCAGTTACGGAAGATGACGGTGACTATCCGTTCTGATGGGGGAAATAATGTACGAATATATTCCCAATGAGCTTAAAAAGCTCTCAAACTGGGTGTGCTGGCAGGCTGTACCCGATGAGGCAGGCGGTAAGATAAAAAAACTTCCGATCAATCCTCATACGGGCGAACTTGCCCGCTCCAACGATCCGTCCACATGGTCGGATTTCAATACGGCTGTAGCGGCTTCGGCAGGTTTTGCAGGTGTCGGATTCATGTTCGGAAACTGCGAGTATTTCGGTGTGGATATTGACGGAGTGGGTGACGAGATAGCCGCATTCAAAACCGGCGAAAACAACATTATCACCGAATTTATAACAACACTCCAGTCATATACCGAGCTGTCGCAGTCCGGCAAAGGCATTCACATAATCTGCAAAGGAAACCTGCCGAAGCAGGGTCGCAGACGAGGCAATGTCGAAATGTACGAAACAGGCAGATTTTTCGTTATGACGGGCAATCCGTGCGCCGAATATATGGATATAAACGAATGCACAGAGGCTATCAAGGCGTTGCACGAAAAGTACATAGGCGGAGGGCGTGAGCCTTCCGCTGTACCCCGTGCTTATGTGCCGGCACTTCCGGCAACCGCAAATGATATTATAACTCTCGCCGGAAAAGCAAAGAACGCACCACGCTTCAATGCGCTTATGCAGGGCGATTATTCAGGATATGTGTCACAGTCTGAGGCTGATATGGCGCTTTGTAATATGCTTGCGTTCTGGTGCAGGTGTGATGCGGATATGATGGACTGTATATACAGACAGTCGGGGCTTATGCGTGAGAAATGGGACAGACGGCAGTCGGGCAGTACCTACGGTGCAATAACGATACAAAAAGCCATAGCCGACTGTGAGAAGGTATACGAACCGGCACAGAAATCACCGCAGTTTACGGCAAGGTTCACAGGTGAAAGCTCTGTTGTACACGCAAAGCTCGATACAGCACAGGACGAGCCTGTAAAGCTGTACACGTTTGACGATACAGGGAACGCAGAACGGCTTATAGACTTATTCGGCAAGGAGATCCGCTACAGTTATACAGACAAGCGCTGGCTGTATTATGACGGCAGGAAGTGGTGCTACGACAACAGCGGAACAATAGAGCGCATAGCCGATAAGGCTGTACTTGCGATGAAGGCAGAGGCTAAGGCATATGAGCAGATGGACGCTGAGGACGGCGGAGATATGGCAAAGAGCTTTGAAAAACACCTGAAATCAAGCCGAAGCAACAAATCGAAATCTGCAATGCTGAAGGAAGCACAGCATCACGTTCCGATAGTGCCGGCACAGATGGATAAGTACAAGATGGTGCTTAATACTCCGAGCGGTGTTCTTGACCTGAAAAGCGGTACGCTGAGTGAGCATAAGCCGGAAGCATATTTTACCCGTATCACGTCGGCGGAGTACACGAGCAACGCCGACTGTCCGCAGTGGCTGAAATTTCTTGACGAGATATTCGGCGGCGACAAGGACCTTATACGATATGTTCAGAAGGCGGTCGGCTATTCGCTGACAGGCTCAACGGCGGAGCAATGCGTATTCTTCCTGTTCGGCACGGGCAGAAACGGAAAATCAACGTTTCTTGATATTATCCGTGCAATTATGGGCGACTACGCAAGCAATATCCAGCCGGAAACAATAATGGTACGCAGTAATCAGAGCAGTGCCATAAACAGCGATATAGCACGTCTTAAAGGCGCAAGGTTTGTTACGTCTGTAGAACCTAACGAGGGCGTGCGTATCAACGAGGGTCTGCTGAAGCAGCTTACAGGCGATGATATAGTTACTGCCCGCAAGCTGTACGGCGATGAGTTCGAGTTCAAGCCCGAATTTAAATTATGGATGGCGACAAACCACAAGCCGATAATCAGAGGCACAGACACAGGTATCTGGCGCAGAGTGCATATGATACCGTTCACTGTACAGATACCCGAAGAAAAGAAAGACCCACGTCTTAAATATAAGCTGTGCCGTGAGCTGCCCGCTATCTTCCGCTGGGCAGTAGAGGGGTGCGTACTGTATCAGGCTGAGGGACTGCATATGCCGAAGGCGGTAGTCGCTATGGTCAAGGAGTACCGCAGAGAGATGGATGTTATCTCCGCTTTTGTCGAAGACAGGTGCACAGAGGGCAAGGACTGCTATGCGCAGGCTAACGTGCTTTATGCGGCGTATGCGCAGTGGTGCGATGACAATAACGAGTATAAGATGTCAAATACGAAGTTTGGTGTTGAATTGTCGAAAAAGTATCCTAAGGTGCGAGCAAAAAACGGTAATTGTTACATCGGAATAGCTATAAGCTGAAAGGAGGGTGAAGGGTGGTGAAGGGTTTAAGGGTTTTTCTAACCTTTCATACGGAAAATGAAAAAAATAAATATATATAAAAGGTGTTGGAAAACGGGCAAAACCCTTCACAACCTTACACCGAATGATTATGAAGAAGATAAATTTCAATGATCCGGCAACATTTGAAAAGCTGGAGCATATGGCATACGAAAACACGCTTGATTATACCGACTTTCCGCCTGCCGAGTATAAATACTTCGATAAGCTGTCACAGCTCGGCAGTATCTACCGCAGTGGTCAGCTTCCGAAGGGACTTTGCAAAGAGCGTAAGGACGCATATCTTTGTGATTATCGCAAGGACGCAGACAAAACACGGAAAAATCACGAGGCAGAGGTCGGATACCAGGAGAATATACGAAGGTCGGACGAGCTGAGATGTGAGATCAACAGCACAAGAAATCACGATGTCAAGCTGATGCTTGCACTGAGGTGTATCGAGCTGATGACCGGCGAGGAAGGATTTGAAAGGAGAAATTTAAATGATTAAACATTACTGCGAAATATGCGGCGAAGAGATCGCAGGTATACGGATTATGGAGGTATAGAGGATGGAAAAGTTTGATAAGCTGAACATCGAAACGCTTGGTAAAATTATTGATCAGTTTTTGACCGAAAACGAAGTAAATATGCTGATAACGCTTCCGAAAGGATCTTTAGATGCGCAGATACAAGAAAATATAAAACTCGGAAGCGTAGTACGGTTTTATATTTTTCTGAACTGCATAAAGCCGATAGTTGAAGAATTTGCAAAAGAAGCAGAAATCGACAAAACGTCTGCGGAATGGGAAGGAATTGTCGATACATATCTTGCTATGATCAAGAAAGAAATAATTGAAGGAGGAAAAATATGAGTGAATGGATAAGCGTGGAAGATAGACTTCCTGAAAAACAGTCGTGGAATCACATCGCCATCCTTGACACAAAAACAGGCAGAATCAGTGTAGAGCAAGACTTATATGCTATTGAAACGGCCGAAAAATTTAAGCAGAAAAAAGGGTTTTGCAAAGATGGAAGATTTAACGGCCGTGAAGTCGTCATTGCTTGGATGCCGTTTCCTGAACCGCCGATAAGTAAGCAGGTAACGAGTAGTAAACGCAAACCCGCAACGGAAACCTGCTTGTTTTGTGGGCAAGTAATACCGAAGTGGATAAAGTGGGAGGACAAGCTTCCGCCGGATCAGGAAGAGGTGTTAGTATGCACTGTGTCACAAAAAGGAATACGAAACATCGATAAAGGATATTGGTCTATCGATCATTTTATCCATAGAGGGCGTGCACGGGTTACTCATTGGATGCCGCTTCCAGAAGCGCCTAAGGAGGAAACATGAAAGCCTGGATTGTAAACGAAAAATATGAAACAGCTTCTGCAGTTGTTTTCGCCGAAACACGAGGTAAAGCAAAAGCGCTCGCATTATGCACAAGCAGCTGTGAGGACGCAAATTTCTGTGATATTGAAGTCAGCCGAGCACCTGAAATGGACAAGTATTACGCTGAGGGAAAAACAGAAATGGACTGGTCAGATCCGAAAGACAGAATTGCATTGGTGAAAGAATGCGGATTTTACTGTGAAGAGCCGATAGCAGAAGATTGCAAAGACTGTCCTGCAAAAGATTTTTGCGATGAGGCAGTGCAGAAAGAGGAGGAAACGGAATGACATTATCAGATTTAGAAAAATACCGTGCAAATTGTGAGCTGCTTGAATGTATAGACAGGCAACTCGGCAAGAAAAAAGTGCTGATAAGTACTCAGGGTTCAGCGGGACCGCCGGCATATCAGCTTGTGACAAAAAAAGACGAAGGTTATATACACGGGCTTGGTACTGTATCGCTTCTTAATGAGAAAAGCCGTATAGAAGCCGAAAACGAGAAAATATGTGCTTTTATAGACGCAATACCGGTCAGAAGATTTCACAAGGCGCTGAAGCTGTATTGCATAGGCTGTGGATCTAAGACGTTTACATGGGACGAGGTTGCAGGTATGTGTGATGAAACGAGCGGAGAATCATTACGCAAGGCATTAGACAGATATTTCAAAGAATTGTCCGCTGATGTCCGTTAATGTCCGCCAATGTCCGCCGTTGTCCTATTGATGTCCGAAATCAAGTGTGCTAAAATTAGAATGGGAAAACTACAATAATAAGTTTTCCTCCTGAAGCCCGGCACAACGGTGTCGGGTATTCTTATACCCAAAAGAAAGGACGGTGTTACCGTGACCGAAAGACAGAAGAAATTCGCCGAATACTACGCTCAGTGCGGTAATGCCGCCCAGAGTGCGATACAGGCAGGATACAGCAAAAAGTATGCAAATACTAATGCTTCAAAATTACTACAAAATACTACAATTACGGAATACATAAAACAGCTCACCGAAGACGCCCAGACTGCCCGAATAATGACGGCAAGAGAACGGCAGGCGATACTTTCCGATATAGCTAAGAATAAACAGAACGAGCTATCGGACCGTATCAGAGCTATAGACACGCTGAATAAGATGACGGGTGAGTATGTGACAAAAGTTCAAGGAAATATAAATGCCGATGTCAATAACCCGTTTTCAAAATTATCAACAGAAGAGCTGAAGAAGTTGATAACTGATGATTAGTAAAGATCTTGCAAAACTTGGTGCTAAAATAGAACTTGCTAAGCGTGAGTTCTTTTTTTATTGCCAATTAAAAGCACCGGATTTCTATAAGTCTGATAGATCATTTTTAGTAGAACTCTGTAATGGCTTTCAGGAGTTTATGAACTCAGATGAACCGGTTATGATAGTAAATTTGCCGCCTCGTCACGGAAAGTCGAGAACAGCTGGTTGCTTTGTTGAGTGGGTTCTCGGCAGGGATAAAAACCAGAAGATTATGACGGGCTCGTACAATGAAACACTGTCAACTATGTTTTCAAAGAATGTCAGAAACTGCATATCCGCCGAAAAAGCAGATGTGAATATTCCGGTGTATTCTGATGTTTTCCCGGATACTAAGATTAAACGAGGAGACGGCGCAATGAACCTGTGGAGTTTAGAGGGCGGATATAATAATTATCTTGCTACTTCTCCGACAGGTACAGCGACAGGTTTCGGCTGTTCGCTTATGATTATTGACGATCTAATCAAAAATGCAGAAGAAGCTAACAATGAGAGCATAAAAGAGAAGCACTGGGAGTGGTTTACAAACACGATGCTGTCTCGTTTGGAAGAAAACGGCAAAATAATAATCATTATGACACGCTGGGCTTCCGACGATCTCGCAGGCAGAGCCATTGCGCATTATACTCAACAAGGTGTAAACGTAAGGCACATTACAATGAAAGCACTTATTGATAAAGAAAAGCACACTATGCTCTGCCCTGAAATATTATCCTATGGTTCATATCTGGCGAAGACAAAAGCGATGGGAGTTGATATTGCAAGTGCTAACTATCAGCAAGAGCCAATTGATTTAAAAGGCAGACTGTATGATTCGTTCAAGACCTATACAGAGTTGCCGAAAGACAGCAATGGGAACAGTTTGTTTGAAGGTGTTTACAGTTATACAGATACTGCGGACGAAGGAGATGACTTCTTGTGTAGCATTATCTGGGGCGTGTATATGCGTGAAGCGTATGTACTTGATGTTTATTTTTCTAAAGCAAATATGGAGATCACAGAGAAGGAAACAGCAAGGCGACATAAAGAATTTGCTGTAAATAATGCTCTTATAGAATCAAATAACGGCGGTTCGGGATTTGCACGGAACGTCAGACGCATATCAGCCGATGAGCTTGGTAATTATACAACTATTTTTCAGTGGTTTCATCAGTCGAAAAACAAGAAGGCACGTATAATTTCAAACTCTTCATGGGTACAAAATCATATTATTTTCCCGGTAAATTGGAGAGATAAGTTTCCCGAGTATTATGCGGCTATGATTAAATATCAGCGTGAAGGCAAAAACGCACACGACGATGCGCCTGACGCAACAACCGGTGTTGCCGAAACTATGTATAAATTAGGAGGATGACGTGAAGATAGGAGAAAGGTTTAAAAGCATGATACAGAATTGGCTTAATATAGTTCCTGCCGCAAATCAATCTGTTGTGCTGCAGGAGCTTTTGCCGAGAGAGATTGAAGTGCTTCGTTCTCAGCTCTGGTACAGAGGTGACGCAACGGAACTTAGACAGTTTTTCCACCAGATAGGTGACGGAAGCGGTAGTTTTTGGGCGAGTGTTCCAAACAAGAATAATATACGAAAAATACACAGCGGCTTGCCTGCGATAATTGCCGATACTTTGGCGTATATCGTGTATTCGGATATGGATAAAATCAAAGTAACCGGTGAAAAAGAAAACTCGATCTTTGAGAGCGTATCAAAAGCCGTTGATTTTAACGAACTTGTTGGAAAAGCTGTAGTAGACACTTTAGTAAGCGGCGATGGGGCATTTAAGATTTCAGTCGATATGACCGAAAATTCTGTTTCTGACGTTCCTATAGTTGAATTCTGGAGTGCAGATAAGGTTGAATATCGCTATATAAGAGGCGTACTTAAAGAGGTTGTTTTCCGTTCTGAGCATAAGGAAGGCGATAGATTGTACCATCTTGAGGAATGTTATGGAAAGGGGTACATTGAAAGCAGACTTTATGATAACAGCGGTCATGAGGTACGCCTTGACAGCGTTCCTTGCCTTTCAGGCATTGAAACAAGAACGATATTCGATGGCGATTACATAATGGCTGTACCGCTGAAATTTTACGCATCAAAAAAATATCCGAACAGGGGTAAGAGCATATTCGACGGCGGTAAATCCGACTGCTTCGACGCTCTGGACGAGGTTATTTCGCAGTGGTGGGACGCCATAAGAGCCGGCAGAGTTACAAAGTATATTCCTTCCGATAAAATTCCTCGAAGTCCTGAAAACGGGGCCTTACAACGAGTAAACAGTTTCGGCAATGAGTTTATAGAGATAGCTTCATCTCTTGGTGATGAGCGCTCTTCTCAGATACAGGTCGTACAGCCCGACATCAAGTATGACGCATTTGTATCATCGTATACAAACTGCCTGCTGATGTGCCTGCAAGGACTTGTATCGCCTGCAACACTCGGTATTGATGTCGGCAAGATGTCAAGTGCGGACGCTCAGCGAGAGAAGAAGGACGTTACGGGCAACACCCGGAACACAATAACGACAGCGCTTGAAAAGGCTCTGCCTGAGCTTGTGTCGGCTGTATTAAAAACATACGACAATATGCAGGGCAAAGCCCCCGAAGAATATGAGGTAAGCGTTGATTTCGGTGAGTACGGCGCACCCGACTTTGACAGCCGTGTTGAAACGGTCGGCAAGGCAAGTACCTACGGAATTATGTCGGTCGAAACGCAGGTCGAGGAGCTGTGGGGATCATCAAAAGAAGACGAATGGAAAGCCGGTGAAGTCAAGCGTATAATGCAGGAAAAGGGGCTTGCTGACGGCACAACACCTGCGGTAGGTGATGAGCTTGCTTAGTTTCAGAGATATTGCAAGGATATTCGAGGAGATAGAGTTAAGGCTCATTGCTTCGCTGAAACGCAATCTTTCACGGCACAAAGCTGAAGAAGAAAAAGAAGGCTTTGAATGGTCTGCGTGGCAGGCTGAAAAGCTCAATAACATTGACAATTTCCGCAAGGATAACGTTCAGATAGCGGACGAATATGTAGATGTTATTGACGATGGAACCCGACAGCTTATGACGGATCAGTTTCACGAGGGGGAGCATACAGCGGAGCAGTCGGTCATTGATGTTTCGGAAAGCGGCGTCAATGTTCCCGATGTTCCGGCACAGCCTCAGCCGCCCGAAGCGCCGACAGCTATACCCGATGATCATTTCTTCGGTGTTAACAAGCCGAAGATGGATAAGCTGATGGAAGACGTGACAACGCTTGAAAAAACCGCCCTTACCGCCGCTGTGCGTAATATGGACGATGTTTACCGCACAACGCTGAACAAGGTACAGCTTATGATGGGCACAGGCTCAATTACGCTTAATGAAGCAATCGACCTTGCAACAAGGGACTTCCTCGACAAAGGCATAAACTGCATTGTATACGCAGACGGCAGGCGAGTTAATATTGCCGATTATGTGCGTATGGCACTGCGCACAACGTCCACAAGGGCAACATTGCAGGGTGCGGCTAAACGCTTTGCGGAGCTGGGCTATGATACCGTGCTTATATCGCAGTACGGAGGCTGCTCAGAAACCTGCGAGC